CACACGACATCTGTAATAGCCCACCAGCAATCGGTCGGATTTTTATATTCACACCATGTCTCTTCACACAGCCATCCATTATAATCATAATACTCCCAAACACAACACTGATCTGGATAACAATAAACTGGATTTCCGTTTTCATAGTAAAGTTCTTCGACGTTACCACAAACCGGCTCAAGCAAAAACGGTCCTGACGATACTGGGAATTGTGTATCGACAAGACAACTTGTTAAAAACAAACCTGCTAAAAATATAAATCTTTTCACTATTCTGCCTCCGGGTGCATGATACACTCCACATTTTCAAAAAGTTCCATTGTATACTTTGAAGAAAGCCGAAATGCCATCCCTCGATCTCGTAACTTTCCTGTGTTCTTATCCATCCAAATCCTAGGCTCTACAGCCATCTTGCCATTTTTAAGTAGCTTCACAATTTGTTCCGAGATAATGTTTGTACAATTATAAGCTTCGTTGTAATGAAAACGTTCGGGTTTGTTTTTTTCTTTTTTCCGGTCAGCCAACACGAGCATCAAATTAGGGAACTTTTGCCGGTACCTAAACCGCAATACTTCCAATGGCAACTCAGCTAGCTTTTCACCGCTTTTACCCTTGATGAACAGATGGTTATCTTCAACATCAAGAAATAAGCCTTGTGGGCTCTCGTTTCTATACTTAAGAGATGGATAGAAATTTATTCTCTCCGGGTTGTCCGTGTCTGGCCAGCCATATTCTTTAACGATGGCTTGTCTTGTCTGGTACCAGATAGGGGACTGTGTAAATGAAGTTGTTCTAGCGCTACTATTTTTGCGCTTTGCTTTTAATTCAATGCTGCCATCGATATCTGCACCACTATCATTGTTTTCTTCAATACCTAAAAGAGTTTCTAAAGTATATCCAACTCCGGTATTACCTTTTCGTAAGCTCGTTACGTAGCCTCGATCTCTTATGTCTACGAGTTTCTGTTTGTATTCGTTAATAATCATAGTACTACTCTACTAGATTTTAGAGGTTTTGTCAAGCGTTATCTGCAACAATTCTTTTCATTGTCGCAAATAAGTCTGTCCAGTTGAAAACGCCGAAGCCGTCTTCATTCATCATCTTCATAACTTCAGTTTTATTAAACTGTTGTTCAGCTTCTTCTATCGCATAGCAGATCTTATTTTTTCCTTGAACAGAAATGCTTGGAGAGTACAACTGCATTATCTTGTAATTCTCTTCGATCACTTCCTTGTTTTCTAACACACCTGTGAATATTTTCAGATTGCTATCGAGGCTCTCGCAGTAATCAAAAAGTGTTTTCAAATCACAAGTCTTCTCTTCTGCTAGAAACGGAAATCTTTTAGCGATAGACTTGAGTCCTGCTCCCGGTACACCGGGAAGGTTATCGCTCTTATCGCCGGCCATAGCTCTTGCTAAAGCCATGTTTGTTGGGTGAATGCCAAACTTTTCAGAGATTCTTGCTTGATTCAGAACTTCCTTCTGGACTGGTCTAAATAAAACTGTCTCTTCATCACAAAGCTGAAAGAAATCTTTATCGCTACTCACGATAACTTTTTGCCAGCCTTTTAGTGAACCCATTTGTGTCACATAAGCTATGATATCATCGGCTTCCACCTCAGGAAGCAAGACCTGAGATATTGGCATCTCATTAAGATATTCAAATAGTCTCGCTTGTTGCCAAAGCTTGTTTTCAAGCTCCTCATTCTCGGTTAAGTGCTTGATATCCCTATTTAAACGCAGAGGCTTTCTACCTTCTTTATAGTTCTTGTTTATCGACTTGCGTTTTCTAGATCCTCCGGGTCCATCCCAAGCAACAACAACCTGATCTGGTTTTGTTTCTCTAACAAGCTTTTGGAGGATTTTTAAGAAACCCTTAACTCCACCGATTGGTTGCCCGTTAGTAGAGAGGCTGGGGTCTACGATATATGATCGGAAATACATGTTCAGTGCATCAACGACCAGAACTCTATTTTTATTCGTCGGAGTCATCAGCCGTCTCGCCTTCAATGTCATAGTAATCAGCAGCAGTGCCCTCTCGTTTATCAAACTTGAGGATTACTTCTTCATCAATGAGTTGTAAAATGCGAGCACGGAATGCTTCGTCTTGAATCTTCTCTTTCCATTTTGATGGTTGGAATTTAACTGAGTCTCCATTACCCATGTCAAGGGTATACCAAGATCCTGAACTAACTAAATGTCTAGAGCCCTTCACAGCTTCGAACCAAGACTCTTCGTCTTGAATTCCAATTTCGTCACCCCACATAATTTTAAATGTGCATTGGCGGCCTTGTGTTCCAAAACGACTCTTTTTCAAGGTTGCTTTGACCTCAGAACCCACTCGGAAGCCTCGATCATCAGTAACGAAAGAAGCCTTAGATTTGCGCCCTGTGAGCCAAACACGCAAAGAGTAGGCGTAGATCATCGCTTTGCCTCCCGGCGTCATATAGGGCTCTACCATAGCCTCAGAGGGGCTTCTGGTGATGTTTGTCTTCAATTGATTGAGCACCAAGAAGGTCGACTGTGTATCTGCGATAGGAATTGTCAATTTTGACATACCCTTCGCTAAGATTCGAGCCTTTACAGCCATCGAAGAAAGCGGATTAAAGTCGCCTTCGATATCGCTGATTGCTGGTGTCAGTGCAAGAGAGTCCCAGATAAAAAGAAACTTAGAACCTGTTGCTAAAAGCTCTTCGATTGTTTCCAAGACGAATTCAACCGATTGAGCTTGTACATATAATAGTCTGTCTAAGTCACAACCCGCTCGTTCCAAAAAGGCCGGGTCAATCGCGGACTCGGAATCGAAATAAGCCACGTCAATGCCCATCTTTTGAGCATTTGCTGCTACCTGCGCAGCCATATAAGACTTACCTGATGCTTCGAGTCCTGCGATCTCCACAACCTTTCCCACTGGAATACCTGAGAGTCGTCCTCGACAAACAATAGAGTCAAGCCAACGGGAACCTGTTGGGATCCATTCTTTCACCTCTGTAGGGTTAGCTTCTTGTAAGTTATGTGCAACATTCATTCCGGCTCGCTTATTGATCATACTGCGAATGTCGCCCATTGATATTTTTCCGGGTTTTGTATTTTTTGGTCTCGCCATCTTATCCTCTTGTGTTAAAAATGAGGCATCTGTAACCCATGCCTCCCTGCGGTATCAAGTTATTCCTCGATAGTTAAATTGCCTAGGTCCGTCGAAGTCTCTAGGGTCCAGCCGCTGACAGTGTGACTGTCTGCATTTAGTACGGTATCGACCGTTGTCTTCACTCGGGCTTCCACGGTCATAAATCCGCGCTTATAATCGTATTGTTCGGTATTTCGCTCAATCCAATCATATTCGTACACGTTCTCGGTGATTACGTTTGCAACATAGTCGGCGAAGCCACTATGATCACGTTCATAATCTTCAAGAAGGTGGTTGTCTCGCATCTCTTCTAGAATAGGGTTGCCTTTGAAAGACTGTGATGTTACCAACTCTGCAAGCGTTGTTGCAATGCCAGAATTTTCAATCACTGTCTCTTGATAACCATCCCATGCGTGGATAACATCTTCTCCGTCTGTATAAACCAACGTAACTTCGTGGTTATTATCTAAATTAGCCTTTTTAAGTTTGTCTTGTAAACTCATCTTTTCTCCATTGTTATTATTATGTAAGGGGAGGGGGCCGTAGCCCCCTCCGTTAGACTTAAAGTCTAATTAACTACCAAGAAGCTCTTCGAAAGCTGCGTCGACGTCGGTTTTTTTGTCGTCGCCGTATTTGGTAGTCTCTTTAGAGCGCTCTTCAGCACTCTCTTCACCTGCGAGGAACTCATCTAACATGTGTCCTACCTCTTCAGGTGTTTTGCGCTCAAAGAGAGTGTTGAAGTCGGGGATATTCTCAAGCATCTCTTTGCAGCGCTCAGGTTCGTCGCATAACGCTGAGTTTTTGCGACGTGGGGTGATCTTGGTTTGTGGGAAACTAGCCCCCACTGGCTTTCCATAATGGATCACAAGATCGACGCCCTCTTCAGAATCGGTGATATCACCGTACTCTGGATTTAAGACAAGACTCAACAGCTTTTCATAAGCCATCTTTCCGTATCCCCAAATACGGACACCCTTGTCTTCTTCACCTCGTACAATAACGGGCGAGAAGAATCGTTGGCGAGCCATAAGGTTCTTTGCCATCTTAACACTGTCTTCTGTTCCTTCGTCGAAGAGTTCTCGAACGAAAGAGTCAAGAGGATCAGCCTCCCCAAAGTTTCGCTTTGGGCTCAGAAAGCCGGGATTCTTGCCCACGTTATAGTGGAACCAGAAGTCCTTGAAGGGATCTCCGTCTGAAGTTGGAACAATACGAATTGTTTGTTCACCGTCCTCTGGTCGCCAGAAATTACTGTCTTGCGATCCCTTATTTTGAAGCTTGTCGAGCTTCGTTTTCATCTTATCAAAATCAATAGCCATGTTGTTGTTCTCCTTAATTTAAGCTAGAGTCAGAATGACAAATCTCTCATTCTGCTGTTTATAATACTACCACAATTAAACTTTTTTGTCAAGTGTAAAAACATCTTTTTTGACAGAGATGCTCTCTACTCGACCAACGACTGAGTTCCAGTTGAATACGCGGAAGCCGTGGTCAACCTCCCACACCAACTCTCGACCCTCAGTCATTTTTACTTGCTTGCCATTACCCTTAACCTTTGAACTAAGAAATTCTCTTGGAAGGTCTGGAAGCTTTACAAACGTCATCTGACGCTGTTCTCCGTTCTGTTTAACGAACGTTCCTTTGAAACCATTAATGCTAGTCATTTTCTTCTCCTGTTTGAATTGACGAACTGTAACTCAAGGTATAAGCGAAATCTTCTTCGTAGTTTGTTGCGAATATTCCGTAACTGACTTTTGTGATTTCATTCGCTTTTTCTTTTACCTGTTGTTTGATCTTCTTAAATAAAGCACCGTCTGACTTCAGCCTGTCTTTATTTATAGCATAATAATAACGCACTTCACGTTCGTTGTCAAGGGAAAAAAACTTTTTATCATTACCATCGGCAATATCTAACAAACCAATGGTTGATATCCTCGCAGTTTCAAAAGGATCTGAAAAGGTATCTGTGATTGATTCGATATGATTGTAAACATTTATCATATGAATCGTAGAAACGATCATTTCATTTAGCTTATCGTGATATCCAATCAAAGGGACATCTCCAATATGAGTTTCTAAAGCGGTGTTGTCTATCAGGAAGATTCTTTTAAAAACAGCAGATCTGGCGTACTCCTGCAATACATTAAAGGTAACACGCTCCTGCATTCTTTTTTTCTCAGGCAGGAGTTCTATGTCCGGACGTACATAAAGGACGCTTATGTCTCTGCCCTGTAAATGATGCAAAATCCTCAAAGAAGCTCCGGAAATGTCTCCAGAACCTCCAAATATGAACAAAATCTCGCCTTTTATGTCCTTGAAGAAGGTTTTCATGTTCGGGCAGGACTCTTCGTAGCCCTCAGGGGTGCTTTGCCACGGCATATTGTACAAACCCTCTTTTGGAAAATCTCCATAAGGCGTCTCTTCATAAGCATCTAGGCCAACGTCTATCTTATAAACATCATATTCATCATATTTTTTGAATTCGTCTGCAATGTTGCAGCCCGCCTGACCTAATCCGATAATTGTTTCC